AAAATATCTACGACCTGCCTCATTTAATCCACCTGAGGGGTTTTGGTATTTTTTAGCTACCATTATTTTTTCTTAGCTGTCATTGCAGCTCTCCTAAAATTAGCAGCTGTAGGTGCACCTTTAGCACCTTTCTTTCTCATTTTACCTCCACGCTTTCTTTTAGCATGGATATTTGCATATAGTCCTTTTCTCATTATGCTTTCTTTTTCTTTTTCATTCTTAACATAGCAAAGTCTTTTTTAGTTAGTTTACCATCTTTGTCCATGTCTAGTTTTTTTCTATTTCCAGTAACTTTCTTTTTACCGTTTTTCATTTTTTTATTTTTCATCATTTTTCCATAATGTCCTGGCATTAGCTGTACCTCCTGTATTTAGCTGTTTTCTTTGCAATCCCTTTCGGTTGCTTCACAAATTGTTTGCCCTTTTTTGTTCCTTTTCGTTTTGCTCTTGTCGTTGCCGCATACTCCGCAGATGATAGAGCTTTGATAGCTTTCTCTGGCAAATATCTTTCCCCAGTCTCCGAAGACTTCTTGCCAGATTTCGTTCTCCATTTCTGTTTTCCCCATGCTTTAAGACTCCTTTGGCTCTTTGCGAGTGCCATTACTTTTTCCTCCCTCTTCTGATTGATTCCTTACCTTTCTTAAATATGCTAGCCACCTGCGTCTTACCCATAACTTTGGCTCTCTGTTCACCA